AATGTCTTAGGTACTCTGTAGATACCTTTAAAGTATAGGGTAGCATACTTTTAAGATTCTGTCAAGCCCTGTCTTAATAGTCCCTACTGTCAACATGGTTATCATCCTCTTCTTCAACTGAATCGTCCATATCATCAGCTGATATGAGGTCTTGTCTATCCTTTGTAGGCAGGTGTGAGTCACTCTGTACAGTCTTAAAGCACTGTTGACATAGGTCAATGAACATCCCTGTCACTGCGTGTTTACGGGTACTTTCAAAGTCTGTCAGTATCTTATCGCAACATAGACACTTCATTTAGACATCCTCCAATATCTCTACCAACTCCATGTCGTCAGGGTCATAGCCTAGCTCTTGATACACCTTGTCAATAGCTTCATCTTCACTTGCAGCACATACCCAAATAGTCCTTGTTGGGCTTACTTGAAAGCAGTATTCATTCATAATCATGTCATGTTTTCCTTTTGAAAGGGTTAACTGTTGCCCATGCCCTCATGTGCACAGGTTTGCCTTGAGCATCGTAGCAGAGGCTATATGCCCCGTCAATGTGACTGAACCATAATAACCCATTGACAGTCTTAATCGGTGTCTCTTTGGGTACGTCGTACAGTGGGACTGAAGGTTGCTCAATCCAATCCTTTAAATCAATTTCTGATAACATGGCTACCTCGCTATTAAGTTGGTTAAAAGTCGGCTTAAATAGGCCTTTAAAGGGCTTTAAAGGTTATTCTCAGCATCTATCTCAGCTTGAGTCTCCTGTTCATCCTTATAAAGTACTCTAGCATCGTGTTCTAAGTCATCCCATTGGTTCTGAGAGATAACTTCAAAGATGTCAAAGTTATTAAACTTAACGTGATTAAACTCGACACAATCTCCATCTTCATCTATCTCACAAGACACCTCCACCACTGCCAAAGAATCAGCCAATAGTGTCCTGAATTCAAATGTTCTAGTGTTCATGGTTTATTTCCCTTCCTAGTTATGACAAGTTTATAAAGGTTTGCAGGTTGACCATCCAAGTTGTTGTTATCTTGGAGCCACTCCTGAGCAAATGACAGTTTGTTGAATGTTGCAACAACAATGCCTGAGGATATAGACACAATCTTATACATTACCGATCCTTTACAATCTTAAAGGTTAACGATGTGCTACGTTCTTTATTCTCTTGAAAGGCTTTTGTTAGCCTATAAGTCATCTCAGCCACTGCCTCATTGAGTGTCTTATAAGGCAGGGTTTTAAGATGCCCTGAGTCAGTGTATAAGGTCTTCAAAGACTCATTGTCAATATAGATTCTATACATCTAGAGTCCCCTTCGTAGGTGTCAGACGCTGTACAGATTGACTTAAAAGCCACTTGTCACCTAATAGGCGTACTGACTTGATCCACTTGCGTCTATAGTCACGCCTTACGTGTTCAGGGACATCATATGTCTTGAATAGTTCACGTGTGTGTTTTAATAATTTAGTATTCATTGTTTAACCTTTTGAAATGTTACAGTTTTGCCTTGTTGCTTTTGAAACAACACCTCAAACTCAGCTTGATCCTTTGAAAATAGAGTGCTTATAAGCTTTCCCTTGTCATTGTAGACTTTCCACACTGGTTTGCCGTCAAGTCTTCCAGTGTCAGGCAGATAGTCTTGTTTTTCCTCATCAAAGAATGACCATCCCTCCCAATGCCTGCGGCTATCGTCACAGTCAAAGACTATTGAATATCGACGCTTGCCAATCATCAAAGCATTGTGATTTCTCTCAAAGCTTCCGTGTCCAATATCTCCGCTGGCATATTGCCCATACTTAGGAAATAAGACATACCAATGACTGCGTTCTAGGTCGACAATCAGTTCTAGTTTGTGTTTATATACTTCAACGTTAAAGTGCTTAATCATTATTCATTCTCCTCAAGTTCTTTCAACTCATCATAAAAGTGACCTGCAATCTCTCTGAAATTGATCTGCTGAAAGGCCGCTGATATCAGATCAGTTACAAAGCCATTCTGTGCATCTTGAGCATTGTCAATCCACTCTTGCATCATATCTTTGATGTGCTCAGCTAAGCGATAGTCAACATCTGACTTATCCTCCCAAGATCCCATCAGACCTAGGCAGACGTTAGAGATCTCCTCAGTGGCGTAAGAGTCCTCACCTAGCCACAGATTAGCAAGCCAAGTTTCGTAGTTAGTCCATCCGTTATACGTGCTCATGTTTAACCTTTCAAAGATTAGGCCGTGGCCTGTAAAGTACTGCGACAGTGCAGTGCATAGCAGTCTGTCACACTGCTACACAATAGGCTGTCACTTAGGAGACAATTCAGCAAGTTTCTCAGACATTTCTTTGAGTCTCATTGCATAAAGTTTTTCGTTGAAGTCATCTTGATTGTGTGCGAACCAATTACCAAAACTACTGTTAGACTTCGAGATTCTCCAAACTTTCCCGCCACCATAACCAACGTATTGACCCTGACGAAATGCTGACTTTTCAATATTGTGCATGATAGTTTCCTTTTACTTGGTTAAAACGTCAAAGTATGCGAGCGCACCGACAGCCAATAGCAGACCGATACAGACTGCAGTGAGTACATCATAAAATAATTCTTTGCTCATGTTATACTCCCTTTGCATAGTTACGTAATGATTTGATATATCCAAGCTTGTCTGAGTGGTTCTGTACGTTACCCTGCCAAGCCACTACAATAGTGCCTGACTTGCGTACACCTAAGAACCTGCCTCTGTTGGACTTATTCCCTGCATATACCATTTGACCCGCTTGAACGTGCTTGAGCAGGTCTGCAGGCACTGCCCAAATGTCGAACATTGATTGATATTTCATTGTATGCTCCTAGTGGTTGACTGGTCAGCTCCTTGCCTTCCATGGATGAAGTATCTCAAGCCATCCTTACATGAAACTTACAACCTACAATTTATCTGTACTTTTTCTCACAGACTACGTGAGTTTTCTTCATAGTTGCTAGAAGCCCTTAGAACGGCCTCTGAGAGCTTTTCACTGTTTTGGTCACTGACCCCTTGGAAGAAGTTGTCCACAGTGCAAGTGATACTTATCCACAGTTCTGACTCTTATATAAGACTTAACCTGTGTATAACTGTATACCCCGTGGAGTATTTTATCCACAGCTTGTTAGTAACCTGTGAATAACTCTGATGTAATGGTTAACCCTGATGTTGCTTAAAAGCTACACTCTGAAGTGGCTCAGTAGCACCTACACCGACCTACACACCCGACCTCCCAAGCCCTAGTCAGTCAACTACTAGTCAGTCAACTAGATGTGGATAACTTTATAGCCTGTGGATAACCTGTGGATAACTTTGAAGTAAGCACTAACTAACTTAGGCTACAAAGTGACTGGGGGGAGGGTCATGGCTTGTGTGATTACTTTTGCAGGAGCCTCTAAAGTACACAAAAAAGGCTAAATAGACCTAACTAGTTATAATTCATAACCAATTGATCTACAAAGGAAAAGTTGAACTCTAGAGGACAATCTAGACACCCTGAGAATGGGGAACTCTAAAGTGTCACTAATGTGACTAGAATCACAATAAAGTAAAAATATTTAAGAAAAGACTTGACAAATAGACAAACATAGTGTATAATATTCTTCATAGGAAATAATTGTGTTTACTAAGAAGCCTGACCCCACTTCTTAGACAGACTGAGATGTACACCTTGGAAAGGGAACATAGAAGTTAAATACACTATTAAAGATAATTATTATAAGTAAATTAATATTAATAACTAATATAAGTACTTTTAATATTTATGTCTATGAAACATTTATGTTAATATGTCTTAGTACTATATAGTACTACACTAAAACGTCTCCCTATATAGGACAAAGACTAGATGACTAAACCAACAGGAAATAAAGTAGGCCGTACCTCAAAGAGGGACTTAAAGGCTATCACTGAGAATCGTAGTGTCGGTAGACCTAAAGGTGATGCAGCTATTATCAATGAGTATAAGCTTAGGATGCTTAACTCACCTAAGAGTGCTAAGGTTCTAGAAGCTATTTATGATGCAGCATTGAATGATGAACATAAGAATCAAGCTGCAGCATGGAAGTTAATTGTCGATAGGATTGTTCCTGTCTCAGTGTTTGAGGCTCAGAAGGCTGGTAACAGTATGCCTCAGATCAGTATCAATATCAGTGGTCTTAATAACCCATCAGTCAGTACAGAGGATGAGGTTATTGACGTGGAGTCGACTGACGTATGACACAACTGAACTTCCAACTGCTTAAGTGGCAGCAAGAGGTCTTTAAAGATACTACACGCTTTAAAGTGGTAGCTGCAGGTCGAAGGTGTGGTAAGTCTCGTCTATCAGCCGTATCACTGTTGATTGAGGCTTTGAATTGTCCAGATGGATCAGCTGTGATGTACATAGCACCTACCTTAGGACAAGCTAGAACGATTATGTGGGACTTACTGCATGAGCTAGGTAGACCTGTTATTAAGTCTAGCCATGTGAATAACCTAGAGATTACTCTTATCAATGGTAAGAAGATCCTTGTAAGGGGAGCTGACAATCCCGATTCTCTGCGAGGTGTTTCCTTAATTTACGTAGTGATGGACGAATGTGCCTTTATTAAGGAAGATGTATGGCAGAAGATCATTCGAGCTTCACTATCAGATAAGAAGGGTAGAGCTTTATTCATTAGCACTCCTAGTGGTCGTAATTGGTTTTACGATATGTTTAATCTAGGACAAGATAACCAAGATGAAGAATATAAGAGTTGGCACTTCACCACTCAGGACAATGAAACCATTGATCCTAAGGAGATTGAAGCTGCAAAGCGTACATTAAGTTCCTTTGCATTCAAGCAGGAATATTTGTCTAGCTTCGATACAGCAGGTGCAGATGTCTTCAAAGAGGAATGGTTTAAGTTAGCTGAAGAACCTGCATACGGTAGTTACATTGTAGCGATTGACTTAGCAGGTTTTGAAGAGGTTGGTAAGAATGCTGGAGC